TGCCGTTCAGGCATGTTGTCACACTTTGACTGAGTTTCACCAGAAGGTATTTGATACATCGGTGAAATCGTTGGATGTAGGGTTGCTCCCGGTAGGCTACTTGCCGAAGGGACAAAGATACTTCCCAAGCGATGAAGAAGGCAACCTGTCAAGATTTGAGGTTCAGTCCGTGCACGACGCGATTCCAGAAAATGGTCTACGCCTTGGCATGTACAAGAAACCACATTCCGACAGCAGGTGGGCAGTTGATACTTTCATTCCGGCTCTGGACACTAAAATCAGTCCAATTTTCGAGCCAGGGAAAGTCAGGTTCGTGGGACCACAATCTGTGGGCCTTGCCGTTCCGCTGTCCGTGCTTAAGCAAGAAATGCTTGACAAATGGAAGAAAACCAAATACTCTACAATGAAGGAGGAGTGTCTCGACTCATTTATGAGCGAGGCGGTGAACCGCGTTGCTGACTACCTGGATATCGATCCAGATAATAGTGAAGTGGAGGATTGGCGCGCCGCGTCGATCGACTACAAGAATGCAACTGGCTATCTGCCCGCCCGGACCACAATCGAAGCCCTCTATGGTGTCAAGGAGCACCCGCTCTCAGGTCTAGCTCTTATGAGCTATGGACCGTCGCGGGCGCACTTCGTCGTCCAAGAGAAGGATGAGGTAAGTGGCAAAAACAAGGTGTTGCTGGATGAATGGTGTGTGAAGGTCAGCGGTCAGCCCATGGGCGGTCAGCTTTCCTTTCCACTGCTCTGTTGCATCAACCTTGCAGGATTCGAGTACACTGTGGAATGTTACATTAAGGAATGTGTTGGGATCTCACGCCGAAGACGAATTGAAAACGTCAAGGTGATACGTTCGACACTGAGAATTAATGGTGACGACCTGGTGATGTTCTGTCCGAAGCGTTTTTATGACCTCTTTTGGAGTGTTGGAACGTTCATGGCAGGATTCAAGAAGTCACTGGGGAAGAATTATTTCACAACTTCCTTCGCAACAATTAACAGTCAATTCTTCGTCATTGACATCCAGGGACGAAAGGCACTGAGGTGCGGGTACATAAACCAGAAACTGGTCTTCATGCGCTCCCTCAAAACAGGCCAATCTTCAACTCCCTACACGATGATCGGACGTGAGATTAACAAGCAATTGTCACTCTGTGAAGAGTCAATTTACACGCTTTCGATGACAATGAAGTCATTTACAGAAGGCATCACAGAAAGGGTTCGCCGCTCAAGCGGGAAGTTTTACTTCCGGCCGAACTGGTTTATCCCTGTGGAACTTGGAGGTTTCGGCATCGACCCAAAGTGGGTTGATGGCGAATTCAGAATCACACGAGCTCAGCGAAAGGCTGCGGCAATGTTCTTCTTACATCCTGAGATTTCTCTCGAGAACGAAGTTGACACCCGCGACCATCTCAAAGAGTTGAGGTTTCTGAACGAGCTCAAAAGTGCTCGACCAAGATGGGTTCCAAAGTATGATGTTCTCGAGGCCGGAACAATCGCAAAGGCAGAGTGCAAGGGTGCTGAGTTCGACACAGTCGTCTCATCCCTGATCAATGCTTACGCGACATCACTCTACGAGGCACCGCCAGATGGCGCTGCCCAGGAGGCCAAGAGATATCGTACTTTCTGTATGCAACATCAGAAAGCAAGGTGGTTTGTTTCACCAATGACGAGAGAACATATCCTCGCATTTAAGGACAACTACAAGCTCGTGAGGAGCAGGCCAATGGAGGTAAACTCCAAGCCGCTCATACTCAAACGGGCCGTAGCAGATCGCTTTGGTCTTCAGGCCTTTCAGGCCGGTGACCTTGGCGACTTGTCCCTATTTTACGAGATCACTGACTCGGATCATCGCGTGCACTGCCCCGAACGCCGAAAGGAGTTCGATGAGAAGCGCGAAGCGCTGACGCCTCATCAGGTTGGTCATCAGTGGAGAGCAGCCTATGTGAATGCGTTGCAATGGCAACAGTGAAACAATCATTCCCGACACTAGTTGTCTGAGAAGTTGTTGGAGGGGAAGCGGAGAATGCCCTTTCGATGACACTGACTCAGCCTAGGAACGGTTAACGACACGAAGAGTAACCCAATTAATCAATGGGTGAAACCACTGACGGGGTCCATATCAAGCGCTTGTTGAGCGTAGCCCAAAATCGGAGCCTGATAAGCTACCTGCAGCGAACGAACTCTGCAGGGACTTCCGTGCTAAAACCTTCAAAGGTGAAATGCCAAGAGACTGCACGGGCCTCATTGATATGGATGGACAGTCCGTGACGCTGCACGTATCCCGTTTTCCAGCAAATTTGCTTCGAGACGGATGGGCGCAACGCCAAAGACGATTCCAAACAACAAACCCCTGGGTGCCAAAGCAGACGGACAGAAACGACCGACGCCTGTTCAAACTGCCAAGGCAGCGAAACAACCGAAACCACAGGTTTCGACACTATTTCAACAACCTCCAGCTCAAGGAGCTCGAGCATGGTTCCAGAATATTCTGACCACGCACGGACCTCGCATTGCTGGGAAAGTGTTGCGTTATGGTGTCGAGAAGTATGGAGCTGGAACAATCCAGACACTCCTTACTCATCAATTCGGGCCCAAAGGGGCACGCCTAATGATGCCTGCAGCAATGGAAGCTGCTACCAAGGTGTTGAACCACGCTGAAAAGAAAATCAGCGAAGCATCAGCGCCTCCGCCCCCGCCTTTGTGGCGGCAAGGAGCTCCTTCTACTACTACAAATACACAAGCGGACTACCGGAAGGTCGTTGGCGACGCCGGGCTTGGCCAATCTTTGGCTGCGCCCATGGCTGTCTCCACAAGGCTTTCAGGTCGTCAACCAACGATCAGGAACCACATCAGTTCAAGAGGGCAAGGTATTACCATCACCCATCGAGAATATGCTGCTCCTGCCGTGTTTGGTGAAGTGGGACCTACGCCTGGCTTCTTTGTCAAGACGTACCCTCTTACTCCAGCAAACGGGGAGATTTTCCCCTGGTTGTCAGGAATGACTGACCGCTTTGAAAGGTTTCGGTTCGATGACGTAGAAATACACTTTATCTCAGAGTCGGCTTCAACAGCCACAGGCTCGGTTATCGTGTTCTACGACCCCGACCCCACCGACGGGAACAGTGCCAAAGTGAGGACGTTCCAGAATTGTGTGGGCTACCGCTACTCGGCTTCAGATAGACCGTGGGTCAACAACAAGTTGAAGATCCCAAGTTCAGTCTTGAACAGCCTTGTGGGCGATGGCACCTACTTTCTGAACGCGCCCCTACTTGAAGGCAGTCAGGTAAACGTGAGAACGTATTCCCTGACCAGTGCCGACGAGATTGAATCGACGAGTGCCAATGAGGCCTGGACGTCCAGTGGACTGTTCGGCTTCGGCATTAGTCAGCAATCAGGCGGCACCGCGAACCTCGGTTACTTTGAAATATCTTACAAGGTGACCCTGTACACTCCCGAGTTTGACCAACTGACTGAAGACCTCACACATGTGTATCAAGAGGAAATTCAGACAGGAGTCAACAACACTTACGTTCTGGGAAACACAGACGCGCTTAGAACCCTCTGGGGCAATATTGCCTTGGGAGGAACCTTCGCGGACAGCTCGTTCAAGTTCAAACGGCCTGGTGACTATTTAGTCATGGCCGAGTTCTCTGGAGCGGGTGTCAACGTCGATTGGCCGATCTTTTATGGATTTGCCGCCCCGAGCGCGACCAGATTGGTCGCCCGTTACACAGTAATCGGAGTCATCCCATCGCAACTGCACATCTTCCAAGTGAGGGTGACCAGTGTCGGTCCGTACTTTGATTATGACGGGAAAGTGACGGCTGGGACCATCGGTTCGAGCTACATCACCGTGATTGACTACTCCTTCGACGCAAGGGGTCTGTACCATGCCTAAGAGGCAGGTGCGGACCGCGCGGGGGGGAAGCAGTGATATCTAACACGCGTGACACTTCATGTTGTCCTTGGAAAAGATTCCCAAGCCTCGATCGAGAGATCTCGTTAACAACGAAGTCTGTCGGTTTAGGTTTGCAAGAACAAATGTCTAGCTTGCCTGCACCGCTCAGGTAGAGTTGGAGAGCCGTTCAATTCAACTTACACGGGGTTCTGACTTAGTTTGTACAGGCTTAAATGCCGACATGCTATTTACAACGAATCGTATGGCCGTCGAGTCCTTGAGAAAGGCTTTGCGGCAGGGCACACCAAATAAGTCCCTACGATATCGCCAGTGTTAATACAACAACTCCCCTAACGGTTCCGGATAAGCCGGTTCGCTAGTGAAGGGATGCGTTCTATATGCATTGGGTTTGCCACTTAAAGATTGGCAGTAATGGTATGTTTCTCTAGAGACAAACGCCAGAAGGACCTCCGAAGAGTTGTTTGCTTCGCGAATGGCTACTCAACACAACAAAGCTCACATCAACATGATG